AAAGAACTCCAGTTCATCTCAGAAAGAATTATTAATTCTAACCTGAGACCCGGAACTGCTGATAACGACATTAACGCTACTAAGGCAATGGGTATGCTCCCTGAAGGTGCGGTGGTTAATCACTTCCTCACTGATACGGATGCATTCTTCATTAAAACTGATGCGCCAAATGGTTTCAAATACTTCAACCGTTCGCCGGTTAAAACGGCAATGGAAGGGGACTTTGATACTGGCAACATGCGTTTTAAAGCCCGTGCTCGTTATTCGTTCGGCGTTTCCGATTGGAGATCAGTGATCGGTACACCGGGAGCTTAATTAGCTCTCTATTGAGAAAGGCGGCGCTTGCCGCCTTTTTTATTTTAGGGTATGATTTTCCTTTCCTGACAGTCGCATTGGGTGACTGACATTAGCCAAGACGGGAGAAAATCATGGCTGTTCATTTTACTGGTCCTATTCTTTTTGCTGGTAAGGATTCACCACGAAAGTGGTTTGAAAACCTTCCAATTGATAAAAACCCTGATTTCGTCACTTATATGGACGATTTTACGGGAATTGCGCTTGATGCAACTAACGACTGGACAGTCGTTAAAGATTCAAGTGCCACTGCTGCTTTGGGCGCTGACGCCGAAAACGGCACTCTTGTTTTAACTTCTCAAGCCACCACAGACGATGATGGCGCTTCTGTACAGGGTAACGAAATATATGCCCTATCTTCGTCAAGAGATATTTGGTTTGAAACAAAGTTGTTTATTACCGACGACGAAGGCGATGCAATGGACGTTTGTGTTGGTCTGACTGTTAATTTTGCTTCTAATCCAGAAGCCATGTTAACCGCAGCCGACAGAATTGTTTTCCAAATTGACGATGGCGACAGTAATATTGACTGTGTAACAGAAAAAGACGGCACCGCAACCACAACAGACTCTGGTGTGGATATAGTTCCCGGCACTTATATAACGCTTGGTTTTCACGTTAAAAAAACGGGTTCAGTTGAATTTTTTGTAAACAGGAACCTTGTTGCTACGCATACAGATAATCTTCCCGATAACGAGAACCTAACTATCGGTGCTATGGAGCTTTCAGGGTCTGCGACTGGAACTAAATCAGCAACTATTGATTATTTGTTTACATCACAAAACCGTTAAGGTAATTAGCTATGGCTGCAAAAGAGAAAGCTAAAGTTAAAGTTAAAGCTAAAGTTAAAGCTAAAACTGGAGCTAAACCTAAACCTAAACCTAAAGCGAAACCTAAAGCAGTCAACACGGCAGCACTTCCCCCCATAGGAAGTGCTGCTCGTAAAGCTTTGGTTTTACGGGGTGAAATAGAGGAATAAACGATGGCAGGTTCTGATGCACAAGCAGTTTTTATTACTGCCGACACAAATGCAGTGGATGCGGCTTCAGTAGCCGCCGCCGCTCGTCCCAATACGGCTTTTACTATAGATGGCACAGACACCGATGGTGGGGTAGCTACTTTTGCCGCAGGAAGAATCATCACCTGTACGACAGCCGGAACGGGCGATAACGGTAAAACCGTAACGTTAACCGGTACAGACGTTAATGGAGATTCTCAGACAGAAGTTATCACGCTTTCTGCATCAGCTACCGCCCATGCGGGCACTAAATATTTTAAGACAATAACGGCGGCAGATGCTTCGGCGCAACCTGCGGCTAATGTTTCTATTGGAATGGCTGGTGGAGCGGCAGAGGTTGTCTTTGCAGGAAGATCCCGTCTAAAAGGGATTTACATTGTTAATTCTGGTACAGCGGGTACTTTAGATTTTTTAACCACGTCCCCTTCAGGTACTTCTGTGATGAAGTTAGGGACGGTAGCTAGTGCCACTGTTACACGCGATGTGAATATTCCGGAAGAAGGCGTTATGTTTACGGATGGGGTGTATATTCAGTACACAGTAGCTACTTTTACTACTATTACTGCTTTCCATGCTTAATGGGACGTGCCGTAAAAATAGGCCCAAAGCCAAAAACTCCTAAAGTTACTTACCTTAGGAAAGGCGGAAAGGTTTCTTCTAAATCAAAAGGCAGCAAAATTTGCCCCGAAGGTAAAGCGTGGGCTAAAAGAACTTTTGATACCTATCCTTCTGCTTATGCTAATTTAGCGGCTTCTAAGTATTGTAAAGATCCAAATTATGCAAAAAAATCAAAAGGCGGCAAAAGGAAAGGCAAATAAAATGGCACAATATACAAAAGACTTAAATAAAGTGATTGCAGGTTTGAAAAAAGCCTCAAAACTCCATTTAGGTCAAGCTAAAGTTTTAGAAAAGATGAAAAAAGATCAAGCCAAAGAGAAAAAATCCCCGCGACGTAAACGGAAATAAATTATTGTGGGCGAGTTAAAAAAATGGCTCGATCAAGATTGGGTCCGGATTGGAACAGACGGCTCGATAAAAGGTCCGTGTGGGACTTCTGAGAACAAAAAACGACCAGATAGATGTTTGCCTCGATCCAAAGCGAAATCTTTAACGAAAGCAGAAAGAGCGGCAACTGCTAAAAAGAAGAAGAAATCGAATAAAAAAGTAGTTTCTAATACGAAAGCAGCAAAAGTTAAGAACATGAGGAAAGGCGGCTTGGTTGCAAGAGGTTGTGGTGCAATTTTGCCAAATCGTAGGAAAGTAACTACGGGTTCAGTTTCAACAGTATGAGGTGGAAAAATGGCTGGAAAAAGACCTAAGATGATGAGAAAAGGTGGCGCACCTAAGATGATGCGTAAAGGCGGTGCGGCTTATCCGAAAGGTATGAAAAAGGGTGGCGCTGTGAAGAAAAGCAAAAACGGATCGAATGGCGGAGCAATGACTGTTGCCAAAGCACGAGCGTTTTTGAAAGACAAAGGGTATTCCGTAAACAAAAAAGCTTAGAATGCCTTATTTAATAAGTAATATACCGCATTTTAATTGTTGGGTTCGGAGAGAGTTTACGTGTAACCACATGCGTCATCATGGGGATTATCTTCATGCAATGGCAATTGCTGTAAACACAATACCGGATAGAAGTTTAAGTTTTCAGGTGGTTTTTACTGGATGTGAAGTAGATCCAGAGGACGATGAACCAAACCTGCATGGTGGGGCGATGTGGGCCAGAATGCCCATACAGGCACTTGTTGCCGATATAGTAATGGATGAATGGCCCGAAAGGATGATAGATCATTTAGCACAACCGTGGGATTGCGAATCGAGAAATCATGGCGTAGTTGTGATGGATCGGGTGAGTAGTAGTCCGTGGGTTGCAAAGATTGACCATGAATTTTACTCTGCTCGATATATGTTTACCGTCGATTATACGGACCATAATATCGCGGACGATCCTGCCCAGCATAAACAAAGTCATGTCATGTATATTACAGAGCCGGGAGCTTGGTACGGTAATATGGTGGCGTTACCTAATAATCGAGTAAGGGCTACAAGCCCTGCTTTATGGGCTACAGGAGAGGGCGCACCGGATTTTCGGCCTAGCCAAACTATTCATTCCGCAGAGGGACATGAAAGCTATATGGACCCATCCATTGTATTTGACAATCTTTATCACGATAATGAGACAGAAGACTCATAGGGTGCGGAAATGGCTACGTCTGGGACCACAAGTTTTGAACTAGATGTAAATGATTACATTGAAGAAGCTTTTGAGCGTTGCGGCTTAGAAGCACGAACAGGCTATGACCTAAAATCAGCCAGAAGGTCTTTAAATATTCTTTTTGCAGATTGGGCAAATAGGGGCTTGAACCAGTGGACTATCACCCAACGCACACAAACAGTAACCGCAGGTACGGCTTCTTATAGTCTAGGCACTGATGTAATTGACATCTTGTCCGTAGTGGTAAGGCGAGATAGTACGGATATTTCTGCGGAAAGATTAAGTCGTAGTGGGTTTTTAAACATACCCAACAAAACGACACAAGCACGACCCAATCAGTTTTTTCTTGATAGACAAATCACCCCGGTTTTGAATGTTTGGCCTACACCAGACAACAGTACGGATGTGATTATATATGATGCTCTAACCCGCATAGATGACGCGGGGGAATACACCAACACTGTAGAGCTTCCTTTCAGGTTTTTCCCTTGTCTTGCAGCAGGTCTGGCTTACTACATATCCGTAAAGAAAGCCCCTCAGAAAACTCCGTTGTTGAAAACTATTTATGAAGAAGAATTTGAGAGGGCGGCAAATGAAGACAGGGATAGAGCCTCTTTCAACATAACGCCAAGCTATATGTATTTTAGGACTTAAAATGGCAAAGTATGCTTCAGGAAAACACGCTTATGCTATATCTGACCGATCTGGTTTTCGATATCGGTACAGAGATATGCGTAAAGAGTGGAATGGCATGTTGGTTGGCAAAGATGAATATGAACCCAAACAGCCTCAATTGGGGCCGTTTCGCTCTGATGTAGATCCACAAGCTTTGCGAGATGCTCGTCCGGATCGTGTAGAACCTATGGAAGTTTACGTGGGTATACTTAATGTAGAAGACATGACCCCTAAACCTTTTAAAGGAATAGGGTTTGTTGGGCAAGTAACGGTGACTACATGAGCTTTACTTACGCGCAACTTAAAACTGCATTGCAGGATTATACCGAAAACGAAGAAACCAGCTTTGTTAATAATCTTCCTGTTTTCATAAGACAAGCCGAAGAACGTATTCTTAAAAACGTCCAATTAACATTGTTTCGTAAAAATGTTGAGGGAACAATTGCGTCCGGTAGTTTGTATCTTAATCTTCCGGAGGACTTTCTTGCGCCTTTTTCTTTTGCTTTAACAAACAGTAATGAAAAAATATTTTTAGAATTTAAAGACGTTAACTTTTTACAATCCTTTAACCCGAACCCCGCAACAACCGGGGTTCCTAGATATTACGCATTGTTTGACATTGAAAACCTTATTTTAGCGCCTACGGCATCCGCAAATTATGAATCGGAGCTACATTATTACTACAGACCCGCCAGTTTAACTGCGGGAGCAGATTCTGGAACAACTTGGCTTAGTGAAAATGCTGAAGTTACCTTACTTTATGGGTCTTTAATTGAATGTTATACTTATATGAAAGGCGAAAACGATTTAATGCAACAGTATGACAAAAAGTTTTTGGAAGCTTTAACGGCTTTGAAAATGTTTGGTGAAGCAAAAGAAGTTACAGATGCTTATAGAACAGGACTTGTAACGAGGCAAAAAACATAATGTGGACAGATAGCGCAAGCACTCCAACTGATTTTGGGATTACAGTTACTACAACGCAAAACCGTGGTTCTACCCCCGAAGAAATAGCGGAAAGATGTGTAAAGCACATTATATCTGTATCAGACACCGCACCGGAGGTTATTAAAGCACAGGCTTTGGCTTACAAAGAGCAAATGTTGGTTCTGATTTCTTTTTATTTAAAAGAAGCAGTTAAAAGCGACAGAACAAATGTTTACAACATGTTGCGTGATGCGGGACAACCTAAATTAGCGGAAGCGTTGAGGAGAATATAATGGCATTTGACGGAAATTTTATGTGTACCAGTTTTAAGAAGGAACTCCTTACTGGTACGCACAACTTTACTAATACCAGCGGGAACACGTTTAAACTTGCGTTGTATACGAATAGTGCAACTTTTACAGCCGCAACAACAGCATATACCACTGGAAATGAGGTTAGTGGCACCGGGTATACGGCAAAAGGTGCGACGTTGACAAACGTTACCCCAACAACCTCAAGCACAACAGCTTTGACAGATTTTGCAGATGTCACTTTCGGAAGCAGCACCATTACGGCTCGTGGAGCCTTGATATTCAATGATTCAGCTTCTGGAGACCCAACTGTTTTGGTTTTAGATTTTGGTTCTGATAAAGAGTCTTCAAGCGGTGACTTCGTAATTGTCTTTCCAACTGCGGATGCGAGTAACGCGATAATTAGGATCGCCTAGTGGCCGACGCAAGTGTTGCTTTTAGTGGCTGGAATTCCTCTAATACAACATGGAATTCAGGCACTTGGGGCGGAGATACAGCAGTACCGGGAGCTACCGGTGCGTTAAGTGCGGTCACTGTAGTATTAAGCGACAGTGTTACCCTAACAGGTGTAGCTGCGTCTGCCTTGCTTAATGGCGTTACGGTAGTAGAAGGAACAGGAATTTCTGTTAGTGTGACAGGAGTTCAAGCAACAGGAGCTACCAATCAAGTTTTGGTTTGGGGTAGAATTATACCGGCTGCAACAGTGACTTGGACAGAGATTGTTGCAACGCCTTAGTGAAGGAGAGGCATGAATTATGGCTACTTATGTAAATGATTTGAGGTTGACTGAGCTTGCTACTGGCGAAGGTTCAGGAACTTGGGGCACCACTACAAATGTGAATTTAGAACTTATCGGAGAGTCTTTAAGCTACGGAACAGAAGCTGCTTTTGGGTCTGACGCAAATGCAACCACTACGGTTGCTGACGGTTCTACTGATCCAGCACGTTCTTTTTATTACAAAGTAACGTCTGGAGCCACTTTATCGACTACACGGGTTTTAACCATCGCCCCGAACACCGTGTCTCGTGTAATGATTATTGAAAATGCCACCACCGGTTCTCAGGTTATTACTATAAAACAAGGGTCCGGTACGACGGTAAATATACCAAGCGGCGGCGTAAAAATTGTTTATTTGGACGGCGCAGGTAGTGGCGCGGATGTTGTTGAGGCCACCGCTGATTTGGACCTTACCGGCACCACCACGGTTGCGGCCTTAACTGCTTCAGGGGTTATTACCGGTTCAACCGTAGAGGCTACAGGCGATACCGCTGCTAGTGATAATTCAGCTTTAGGCTATACCGCTGCTGAAGGGGCCATACTGACCGGTCAGGGGGCTACCTCAGACGTTACTTTAAAGAATGACGCTGACGGCGCGGTTTTAACAATTCCTACCGGAAGTACAAATGTAGACATTGTTGGAGATGTTACAGCGGCAACGGTAAATGCAGACGGTGACACTTCTGGTGGTGACAACGCTGCGATGGGTTATACCGCTGGTGAAGGCTTGATACTGACAGGTCAGGGTTCTACCAACGATGTTACTATCAAAAATGATGCAGATGGGGATGTAATTGCAATCCCCACTGGGGGCACTGACGTTAATTTTCACGGCAATGTGAATATATTAGCTGAAGGTGATTTACGCCTTCAGGACAATACCGGCGGTCAATATATCGCTTTACAGGCTCCTGCAACAGTTGCAAGCAATGTGACCTTGACTTTTCCCGCAACAGACGGCGATGCGGATCAGGTTTTAAGCACAAATGGCAGTGGGGTTCTGGACTGGGTTACATCTGGCGGGGCTTACAACACATGGTTGATTAAAACAAGCGGCTATACGGCGCTTGTTGGCGATCAGATTATCGTTAATAGTGCCAGCGCAGTAACCATAACGCTCCCCGCTTCCGCTGCTGCTGGGAATACGGTCATTATCAAAGCAACTGGCGGCGGTACGGTCACGGTAGGCCGCAACTCACAAAAAATTAATAGCACCGCAGCAGACGGAACCGTGTTGAGCGGGACGGCAGTTCAGTTGGTCTTTGTTGACGCCACAATCGGATTTCTCGAAATCTAGGAGATTATAAATGGCAATTTTACTAGGGAATGAAAATTTAAATGTTATTGAAGAGGTTGTATTAAGTTCCTCTCAGACCTACACAGCCCGAAGGACAGGGATAGCCGATGTCGTTTGTGTTGGGGCCGGGGGTCAAGGTGGTTCTTCTGGTAAAGGCAATTCACTTCCGAGTATCTTAAATATTACGGGCGGCGGGGCTGGAGGATATTCTCGAAAAAGAATTCCAATAACAGCAGGTGACACTTTTACCGTTGTTGTTGGTGCAGGGGGTGAAGACGCAACAAGGATGCCCGGCGCAGGAAATGATGAAGCTGGCAATAGCGGTGGGGAAAGCACTTTTGACCATGCTTCTGCTACCGCGACGATTGCTTTAGATTCTAACGGTGGCGTTGGAGGACTTGCAAACCGAACTACCACCGCTTCTGGAGCTACTTATGCTGGGGGAGCGGGAGGCACAGCAACTGGTGGTGACGTTAATTTTACAGGAGGGCGTGGAGGCACAATTACTCGCAGCAATACTGCGAGTAATATGGGTAATTTTGCAACAGGTGGCGGCGCGGTTGCTGTTTTTGGAAAAGCTTTTAACGGCGGCGATATAAATTTTACGGCTAATGGAAGTACCTCGACAACCGCAGCGACAGGCGGCGCGGGCGTTGGAGGTAATGGCGGAGGTGTTTTATACGGCACTTCAGCAAATAACTCGCTCTGCGCTACGAGCGGAGGAAGTGCTGGTGGAGAGGGTAATGGTTTTACAGCGGCTCAAACCGACGCACAAAGTCACACCAGCGGGTTAAGTTCGTTGGCTACCAACGATGTCACTGCGGGCGGTAGCAGATTACCTTCTCACGGGGGCTATGGTGTAGCTATCACTGAGGCTATTAACCTCGCTGGTCAGGGAGGCACAGGGTCTACTAAAGGTGACTTATCAGGGTTTAATCAAGCCGCATATAACACCATATATGGCGGGAACGATAGAATTCCCTTTGACACTGATTCGTCTTCTGAAATTTCGGATTTTTACTCCGGCTATTCTGGCCCGACAGGTTGGGGCGGTGGAGGCGGAGCGGCGGCTGGCCCCGGTAACGACAACTTTTCAAATATTCGTATAGCCGCAGGTAATGGTGCTCCGTTTGCAGGAGGCGGCGGCGTTGCCTGTACTTGTGACAGTGAGCTTGCGAGCGGTAATGGCACTGTTTCTAGTAGTGGTCGTGGGGGTAAGGCAGGGGGCGGATCAGGTGGGTGTCATTTAGGCACAAACGTGAGTAACTCAACTGTAGAATGGGCATCTGGTGGAGATGGCCTTGTCATTATCCAGTATTTAGGTTAGGAGATATAAAATGGCTGGAACAGATAGATGGCTGATAAAGGACGGATTAGGCAACGTTGTTAATAGGATAATTGCAGACGAAAGTTTTGTAAAAGAGCATTATTCAAATTATGAAATGTTTGTTCCTATCTATCAAGAGGTTTCTCCAGAGGTAAGAGCGCGATCATGGAGAAACGGTCAGTTACGACTAACTGATGATAATATCAGACAGTTTTCTGATCATCCTGAACATGATAAATGGGTAGCGTGGAGGAAAACATTAAGGGACTGGCCTTCTACTACAGATTTCCCAGACACTCTTCCTACGCAACCTTATACTGATAAATGAAAGAAGTTTTATTGACGACGCCCGATCAACCTTGTTTTATCGGGGCGTGGTACTTACCCAATATAAGCATTTGTGACGATATTGTTCGTGTGTTTAATACAGATTTTTTTAATAAGCTACCGGGAAAATTAGGTGGGCCGTTTCAAACAAGAGTAGATAAAACACAAAAAGACTCTTTAGATGCGGATTTAAAAGAAAGACCTGATCTTGCGGATCAATTTACAGCAAATGTACTTGCTGTATTAGATCAGTATAAACAGAAATTTCCTTGGGCAGATAAAGTTGACACCTATTATGTGGACGCTTTGAATATCCAGCATTATTCAAAAGGTGGAGGTTATCCCGCTTGGCATGCTGAAAGAGTAGGACATACTTCCAGACATTTGGTTTGGATGACTTATCTGAATGATGTTGAGGAAGGCGGTGAAACTGAATTTTTTTACCAAAAACTTAAAGTAAAGCCTAGAAAAGGATTAACTTTAGTTTGGCCTGTTGATTGGACACATACCCATAGAGGCAATATTTGTATGAATGAGGAAAAAATGATTATCACAGGATGGTTCAGCTTCTTAGAGCAGCAGCCTTCTGTCGAAGAAATTGATAAAATGAAAAAAATAGAACCAGCAGTGGCTTTAGCCGGGTAGCTTTTATGAAAACTGATTTACAAAAACATGAAATCGAGTGTGCCCTTCGTTATGAAGGTTTTAAAGAGCAGTTTAAGGTTGCCAGTGACAGAGTGACTCGTGTTGAAATGGCGGTTTACGCTCTCTACCCTTTCATGGTCACCCTTGTTCTAACAGTCAGTTATCTCAAGTAATTTTTAATTGCTATGATATTCAAACCTGACCCCCAGCGGCCTAACAAGGTGAATTATGCCTTTAACAAAATTAGAGTTTAGACCGGGTGTTAATAGAGAAACAACTTCCTACGCAAACGAAGGGGGTTGGTTTGACTGCGATAAAGTCAGGTTCCGATTTGGTACGCCGGAAAAAATAGGCGGCTGGCAAAAACTTTCTATTATTTCATTTTTAGGCACCGCAAGAAGTATACATCCTTTTGCCGCGCTCGATGGTGAACGCTACCGGGGGCTTGGCACTAATTTAAAATATTTTTTAGAATCTGGCGGAGCTTACGCAGACATTACGCCTTTGCGTGTTACTACAAGCGCGGGGGATGTCACGTTCGCCGCGACCAACGGCTCATCTACCATTACAGCAACAGACGCGGATCACGGTGCAATCAAAGGGGACTTTGTTACTTTTTCCGGAGCGGCTTCTTTAGGCGGCACTATAACCGCCAATGTGTTGAATCAAGAATATCAGATCGACACCATCGTCAACGTAAACTCTTATACTTTTACGGCACGTACTGCTAGTACAACAATCCCAGACATTACAGTAGCAGGGGCACTCGTTCCAACCGCTGTTGAAGCAAACGGCTCAGATACTGGAAATGGCGGCGGCAGTATTGTTGGTGCTTACCAAGTCAACATTGGATTGAACACCACGGTCCTTGGCACAGGTTGGGGCGCAGGAGCATGGGGCCGTAGCACGTGGGGATCGGCAGCTAGTCTTGCCATCGCAGGTAATTCTATTCGTATCTGGGAACACGATAATTTTGGTGAAGACCTGTTATTTAACGCCAGAGATGCCGGTATTTTTTATTGGGATGAAAGTGGTGGCACTTCTGCAAGAGCCGTAGCTTTAAAGGATCTTGCAGGAGCGGATACTGAAACACCCACTGTAGCAAAACAAATATTAGTTTCTGATAATGACAAGCATATACTGGTGTTTGGTTGTGATGCCGAAACCAGCATTGGAACACAAGATCCGCTGCTAATACGTTTTTCTTCTTCTGCAAGCCTGACAACTTGGAAGTCTGAAGTTAACAATTCAGCCGGTGATTTACGGATAGGCTCTGGAACCAAGATCGTAAAAGCCGTTGAAACTAAACAACAAATTGTTGTGATTACAGATGTTGGCGTTCACGCGCTACAGTTTATTGGTCCTCCGTTTACGTTCGGTATTCAACAAGTGGGTGAAAATACGACGATAGCGGGGCCTTTGTCCGTGACGGCTGTTGATGACAACGTGTTTTGGATGGGTCAGGGCGACTTTTATGTCTATACTGGACAAACGCAAAAACTGCCCTGTTCTGTCAAAAGTTATGTTTTTAATGATTTTAATGACCAACAACGGGAAAAAGTANTTGCAGGGTCAAACAGTGCTTTTTCTGAAATTTGGTGGTTTTATCCTTCTGCCGACAGCGACGAAAATGATCGGTATGTGGTGTATAACTACCTCGAAAAGACGTGGTACTACGGTACTTTATCGCGCACCGCGTGGGTTGATAAAGGTATAGACGACGACCCTACCGCTGCTTCGGAAGGATTTTTGTATTTGCAGGAAGTGGGTAACGATGACGGCAGCACAAACCCTGTGTCGTCAATTACGTCTTATGTCGAAAGCAGTCAGATTGATATTGGCGATGGTGATAAGTTTGTGTTTATGCGTCGGGTTTTACCGGATTTGACGTTTGTGGGGTCTACTTCAGACGCGCCTTCTGCTAATTTTACGATGAAAGCAAGGAATTTTCCGGGTGGAAACTACTTGCAAACAGATGAAGGCGGCGTGACACGCTCTGCAACTTCGCCGGTAGAACAGTTTACAGACCAGCTTTTTATGAGATTACGGGGCAGGTCCTTTGCAGTCAGGGTAGAGTCCACGGCCCAAGGAACACAGTGGCGGTTCGGCGCACCCAGAGTCGATATCAGGCCGGATGGTAGACAATAATGGCAAGAGCTTTAACTTTTTTACCATTTCCTAACCCTCCGGAAGCTTATACGCCGGATTATATGGCGCAATTAACACGGACTTTTTCCGTGTTTCAGGAGCAAGTTAACACCCCCGGAGAATCACGGGCCACGGGCATAACGCTGACTAATCTACAGACCGATGACAGCGGCTTGGAAACAGGGGCTGTTTTTGAACATGGTGGGGCGTTAAGGGTTCCGGTAATAAATTCACCCTATGTACGGGGTTCGGTCGGAACAAGTGCAGTTGGATCAGTTACAGTGACGATAAGTTAACTCGTAGACTGAATAAACTAAACTCAGTACAATGATCAAAACGGATCATTGTCGGTGGAGCAAGATAATGGCGAACACAGCCGAACAACTCGAAATCGAAGAGGTTCCGTCCGGCGGTATCGGTGATTTTGTGATGTCTGAAAAGGCTTTTCAAGACCTTGAAAGACAAAATGCCGAACAAGAGTACGGAAATGAAGGTATAGCCCGGTTTGAAAGCACGGCTGGTCGGATTGCTGCGTATGGTCGTTTTGGTGACGATCAGGTAGCGCACGTCGAAACGGGCGAATTAATTGTTCCACGGCGGCTTATTGATCAAAGCCCTGAACTCAAAGAATCTATTTTTCAACACTTACGCGAAGCCGGTATTGAAGATCCGGAGCGTTATGTTGTAGGAGATGCCGAAAACAGCATTAACCCGGAAACAGGGCTGATGGAGTTTGGCTTTTTCTCCAAGATATTCAAAGGCATTAAAAAAGCATTTAAGAAGCTTGGTAAGGTTCTCAAGAAAGTTGCGCCAATGATTTTGTCAATTGGTCTAGCCATGACACCTCTTGGAGCTATTTATGGTGCTGCTTTAGGTTCTGGCATAGGAACGCTGATACAAGGCGGCAGTATAAAAGATGCCCTAAAAGCGGGTCTGATAGGCGGAGCGACGGCTGGAGTTTTTAAAGGCATTTCAAGTGTTGCTAAAGGAGGAACGTTTACAGGAGGTATAGGAGAGGCTTTGTCTAATCCCGGTGCCCGTTTTGCTCAAACAGGTGGTGCTTTTAAAGATGCCTTTAC